AGACATTCTGACGAGACCTAAATGGTCGAAACGCTCTTCGGAGCGTCAATGTCAAATATTAATTTAAACTGAAAATCATGAATAATTCAAATAACAACGACCCCCAAATATTCGACAGGGAAAAGGTTTTAAATCCTGTGATGCGGCGTTTCATCAATAAAACCATCGACCGTGTCTCTAAAATAGAGTACACCTTTCGCAAAACAATTAAACTCACTGAATGGGATGATACCCTTGCGACAATAGAGAACGAACTGTATGGTGTCCATGATGGGTATCTGTATCCTCAACTCCCTAAGAGAGCAGAGAAGATGGTAAAGTTTGTGGAGGAGAATGAGGACAAGGTCACCCCCCAACAAAAAAGTCAAATGGAGGGGATTATGCATGATGTTTTTATAATCTGGCTTACTGTCAATACCATAATCAACGAGGAGCAGAAAATGTACACAATTGATGATATCAAAAATGCAATGCATGATATCATAAGAGACGATGAGTGGGTAAACGATTCGCAAACTATGGCAGAACACAAAGGAATTGTTTCTGGCCTAAATATGCTTGTAAATCATTTTACAGAAACCAAGTAAAACCTCTGATGAGTACCCTGCGATGGGACGAAACTCGGTCAATAGATACGGACCGAGTCAGGTTAAATAATAATTAAAACTAAAGTCATGGGACAATACTATAAAGTGTTCAACAAAACAAAAAAAGAATACCTAGACCCGTACACGTTTGGGAATGGTATGAAGTTAATGGAATTTACATCTGACGGTAGAGGTGTGTTACAAGGTCTCTCGTTACTTCTAGCAAACGGCAATGGTCGTGGAGGTGGAGACCATCCCTCGGAGTCTGAAATTATCGGACGATGGTCAGGCGATAACATCACAATAGATGGGGACTACGCAGATGACACCCTTTGGGATAAACTCAACAAAGACGATGAGAACTATGAGAAGGGGTGGAAAGACATCAGTAAGGATGTCTACAGGGTGCTTCTACAGGACTCTTGGATAGGTAAAGAGATGGAAGAGAGTTTGAAAAAAAATGGAGACAGATTCTTGGGTGGTGAAGAATTAGAACTTATGCAAGAACTATTTCCTACTGCAATTCACGAGGGTAACCTCCGCCAGAAGTTTGACTTTGTAGAAAAAAGTTTGAAGTCATGAGAGGGGAGAGAGAATATTTGAGACTTCTTAGGAAGTATAGAGAGTTAATCCAAGAACTCTATGAGATTGACTTTACCGTTCCAGGTAAGGCGTTCAAGTCAGATTATACACCTGATTACATGAGTTACGACATAGAAGGATTCTATGAAATTGCTGACGAAGAAGAGGAGCATTACCTCCCCGAACTTAGAAAGGCGGTAAAACATGCAAAGGATTATATAAAGTGGGTAAACTCTAGACCCACGAAGTATGGATACACCTTTGGATAAAACCTCTGATGAGCCTGTGAGATTCAGGCGAAACTCGGTCTCTGGATCGAGTCAGGTTAAATAATTTAAACTAAAACAAAATGAAATTTAATATCATCAGACAAGAGATTTCCTACCGAGGTGGAGGAATAGAGATTACCCTTGACAACTTTGGGTATCCTGGAGAAAAGATGACAGCATACCAAAACTATTTAGGTGGAGGAATGCTCGGCAGAATACAGGCAGATTGCACTTCCTACAAATGGAGAGAGAGCGGTCGGCTCTGTGAGATTGCAGAAGAACTCATGAAACACTTTCATACCTTAACTGTTCACGATGACGAATGGGAATGGGAGACGTTTGAACAAAATCAATTAAAACCTGTAAGTGCATATTAACATGAAAGTTAGAATAGATATCAAAAATTGGTCAGGAAACTATCGCTCTTATGTGAGAGATTTTAAGAACGAGAGACACCTCAACAACTATTTGAATAAGGCAAACAAAGATCATAGCATGACGAAGATCATTGGAGTCGAAGTAATAGATAAGGAAGATAAATACTTTTTTAAGAAATAAGCAAACTGATGAGCCCGTGAGAGTCGGGCGAAACGGAGGGATATGTTTTGAACGAGCATGATTTTCAGCCCTCCGTCTTTGTAAAACTATTAATTAAAACTAAAATGGATAAATTCAAATGTACCTCTTGCGAGGAGACTTACTACGAAGACGATTGGTATGCCTATGATAAAGATGGCAACCAAATATGTGAACACTGCCACCTTTCTTTGTGGGAGAGTGCAACACAGATACTAACCTGGTCACCCCAAGATGAGGAAAGTAAGAAATTCTTTTTTGTTCCTGGACTAGGGGCGGCATTCAACCAGTACCACGAAGAGATATGGGGAGAGGATGACCATGAACATGTATCGGTAGATGATGTGGTTTGGAAATCTACATCTGCATGGAGAGGGTACTACGAAATAGATCTGTCCAATGGTTGGAAGGAGATAGAGTCGGGATGGGGAACTGACTACTGGAGTGATGTTCCATGGAAGCATGGATTGAATGATCTTGTGGAGGAAATCATGAATGGGCACGTCCATTGTCCTGTCCGTGTGTCTGTGATCTCAAGTCCAACAAGCAATGTTTTTTCATCATCTGTAACCATAGCAATACCAGAAAGAGAGGAAGAGCAATTCGTTCAATGGTTGGAAACCGAGTACGGAATGTTGCGGGATGAACTAAAAAGATCATTAACTTAAAATCCAAACAATATGAGTTTTATGGGAATTACTAATTTAAAAATGGGAAAGTTTCTTAAAAAGAACATTCTCGATACGGTTGCGAAGAAGTACAACTATTCGCCTGACCGATCAATAAGGTATCTAAAAGATATCAGCGAACAACTAGTTGAAGTACAAGTGCTTGTAAATGAAACTAGAAAATATATGGGTAGAGTCAAACGAATAAGAGATGAGGAAGCGGGTATCGTTTTCCCATTCAAGGAGGGCGATGACTATTGGGTTATTGAAGATGGAGAGATAGTTTATTCAATATGGGATGACATAAGTGAAGAACTTCATAGACAGAATCCAAATCAAATATATTTCGAGAGCGAAAGAAGAGCAAAAAATTATTTAAAAAGAAGCCAACAATGAGTTTAAGTAAAAAGGATATCAAGTTGATATCAAACCTAAAAGAACTATATCCTGGTGCGGGAGAAGAATTTATACTAGAGATTTTTCATAACATCAGGGGTAGACAGGTGATTTTTCATTCAAATGATTTGAACGATGATTCAAATCCAGATGTTAAATTTTTTGATATGTCAGACTAAATTGTTAAATTAGCAATGTCAGACCTTAATTTTAACTATAAAAAAAAACTACAATTATGAACGAGCGTAAAATTCAAGAGTTGCAAAAACGATTTGGATACGACCTTCAGCAGAGTCTCATCAATTCAGGAGAGGCATGGAAAATTGGCGGAAACGTCACCAAAGAATGTAAGGAGGCCCTTAAATCTGGGGCTTGTTACCTACCTTACCACTCAATCAAAGTAAACATTTTTGTTACGATCCCATCACGGTATCAAGTAAAGCCAAACGATTATGGCTCTATGCAGAGATCAAAAAAATATTGGGCGGATTCCTGGAATGTATCTAGAGAGATAGGCAGAAGCGTATTGCAAACAGTTTAAAATCAGCCACATAGAATCGTGTAGTTACATTCATGTGACAGGGATACTATGCTCAAAAAACAAACAACAATGAGAACATTAAAAGAAGAAATCAAATTTATTGGAAGTATAGTTTCAAGAGTAACGGGTGCAAATCCTTTCTCAAATGACAGAAAGCGAGACAATGTAGATGCCCGCTTCATTCTCTTCAAACTATCAAGAGACTTTTTAAATGCATCTTATCAAAAAATTGGAAAGATGCTGAACAGAGACCATGCAACGGTACTGTATGGCTGCAGACAGGTTGATCAACTTGTTGAAATAGATAAGAACTTTCGAAGAGATTACACAACCTGCTTAAAGATTATAACAGACACAGACCTAGCGAAAGAAGCCATGGGAGAAGTGGACATAATAGATCTGGTCGAAACTAAAACAAAATTGAATGACATGACTGTCAAGTACAATGAACTAACAAAAAATATTGAACTAACGGCATGGGAAATGATAGGTGAACACTTTTCAACAATAGAAAATTCTGTCATAAGAGGAGTCATGAACGATCGGAACTGTCCTTTTCAATTGAACAGAACTTTAAAGCAAGTTCTTGTAAATAAGATAAAATAATATTATATTTCTAATACACTAGTAACTAATGGATACAACAATAACTACAATGAAAACTAAACGAAGAGGTCTTACCTCTCACATATCCCTCAAAGAAAAAGCACATAAGTTGCTTCAAATAGAGGACATACCCACCACAGAAGTATGTGAATATATATACGGCTCAAAGTCTAAAAAGAGCACGTTAAATCAAAAGAAAACAGGTTTATCACCCCTACGATTCGAGGAGTCGTGCAGGATCATAGAATACTATGGAGGCCTGTCCGAAAGGATAGATAAAATTATTAACGATTGAACGATTGTTCAAGTCCCCTAGGGACTGCGACAGAACAGCCCGTACAGTCAGTATGGGCACATTCTGAAATCAACTACAATCTTAACTAATTTCATTTATTAACTATCGGATGTTTAACTAAATAAATATATGTATATGAAGGATTATAAATTCACATTACTTTTAGAAAACATTATCGAACTAATGGAGAGCGGGGAGATAATGAATTACGGAAAGAGATTCTCCAAATTAACTATATCAGCATATAGAAAATTACTTACATCTTTTAGAAACCACTCATATGATTTCAATATTGAGGAGTTAGATCTAAACGGTGTCATGAATAGAAGGGAACGGTTGATCGTCACCCGAAAATTACAAAACAATGTCAATGGATATTTGAACATCCTTATGGATGAATGCAAACATCCCAACACGAGGAAGTCACACCTTAAAAACATAAGGGCTACACTTAAAAAAGCAGAAGCGTACTATGGATATTTGTTTCCTAAGTTGCAGTCAATGAGAGAGGTGCAGACAGAAGTGATTGCTTTGTCACCAGATCAGGTTGATCTAATACACAATACAAATCCTGGAAAGGATCTACAACATGTCTGGTACTATACTAGGCTTATGCTTTATTCTTGCATGAGGATATCAGACCTTGGAAATTTCAAGGCAACAAGCGATGGTAATATTGTAACGATCATAACGAAAAAGGGAATGGGATCTCTATCAAGATTCTATTTGCCTGACGATGTAAATAATTACATAGCCAAACACGGAACATACGTCTGGTCAATGAAGTCTTTCAGAAGAGCATTGAAGAGACTACTTAAATTCTATCCAGAGTTTATGCAACTAAAAACTGTTTACAATTATGATCATGAGGGTAACCCTCAACCATCAGAACATTTTTTATACGACCTAATCACACCACACAAACTTAGAAGCAGTGGGATTACCTACCACTTGTCTAAAGGTTTGAGCGAGATGGAGGTGAGAAGGATATCAGGCCATGCAAATGGATCTGAAGCATTCTACAGATATGTAAAGCATAGCGATACAGATTCTTTAAAGAAACAAGAGGCAAATAATAAACTGTTAATAAATAGTTAAACAAAATTTGTCATGCACGATAGTTCACAATTGAAAAAAATTTATATCTTCGAGGAAAATAACCACGACATGAAAATATCACTAACAAAATGGTCAGATTTGACTACGACAATGGCGAGATTATTCATGATCGTAAGAGGTTTCCTCTTAGGGATTTCAAACTTTTTATGCTCAAACACCACGAAGAAATATGTATGGAGCGAAGGATCAAAGGTTGGATATTTGATTGGGAGTCTATCTTGTTTCACGCAAGGAAGTATTTTATAGTAAATTTTTATTTAATCAATATAACTAAAAAGATAAATTATGGGAAAACTAAAACGAAAACTAAAGAAAACTTCAATCGGTAGAGGCATAGAAATTGTGCCGTGGGTCGAAAGACTAAATTACTTCAACGACTTCTTTAGAGTTGAAGGTTATTCATTAAACACAGAGATTATAGATATGAACGATAGTATTATCGTCATGAGAGGGGTCGTTCATGATCCCGATGGAAATCCTGTGGCTGATGGTGTTGCTCACAAAAGAACTAGTGAGCCATTTTCATTTCAGAAATGTCAATCTGGTGCCTTGAATAGAGCATTATTTATTTTAGGGATCGTAGATAGTGGAGAAGAAACTATCATGGACGAGGACGAGGCGAAGGAACTTCAACAAGTTAAAGCACAGGATAGTATGACCGTGTATGAGAACATGGTCAACCACATTCCTGTAGACTACACTGTTGTAGAACAGAGGATACCTGCTAACAAGGGCATTTTAACTAGCGAACAGTTAAAAAATCTTAAGTCCTTAATCAATGCAGAAAAATCTAAAAAGGCTGTAAAACAAGCCAGTAAGTAAAACTTAAGGGAGGGTTAAACCAACAACAAGATGCGTAGTGTTGGCGGGGCATAGACCGCTAAATACTGCCCTCCCTTTTTAAAATTTATTCGAGATGGATAGAGGAGTAAGGCAAGAAAAAAAATCAAATAGAATTACGTTCAGACTCACGTCAAGTGAGGTCGAAACCTTACACAAGGAGTGTGAGAATCAGGACAAGAATGTATCTGAATTAATAAGAACAGCATTAAAAAAAGCGTACAGTATATGAAACTAGAAAAGATACCAACAAAACATTTAACCTACGAGGAGTGGGTAGAATTAAGAAAGTCCTTGGTGTTTAAAGGCATGGTCGGAGGATCAGACGCATCAACATTGTTAGGACTTAACCCATGGACATCTAAGATTACCAGATGGAACCAGTCAGTAGGCACAGCAAACATTAAGAACATCGACAATGAAGTTATGTTTCATGGAAGATTGTTAGAGGATTATGTTGCTGACCTTTGGCAATACTGGACCGGAGATCCAGTTGAGATGATCAACAACTACCAGTCTGGAATTAAATTAAGAAAATCAATTAGAAGAAATTCTATATTCATCAACCCAAAATATCCCTTCTTGTTTGCCAATATAGACAGACAGATTACGTCTCACGATACACTAGAAGGAAAAGGTATACTTGAAATTAAAACGATTTCAGGATACAATGCAGACAAGTGGGAGGGAGGTATTCCTCCATACTACATCGCTCAAATACAACTGTATATGTTGGTCCTGGGCTATGCTTACGGTCAGTTTGCTTTCTTGAAAGATGGTAGACACATGGATGTGTTTACTGTTGAGGCAAACGAAGATATTCAAGCAACCATACTTAACGAGGCAGAAATCTTTTACAATAGCGTAAGGGTTGCTAGAGAGATCCTTGCGTCAGGTAAACCTACTAATCCTACCGAAGCGTATAGAATGATCTCACATTTAGAGCCCGATGTTGAGGATGAATATAAGGTAGACCTTGATCAGTTTCTTTCTGAGAAACATAAGGCAATGGTAGATAGAGTCTCTATAGATTCAGACGAGGAGATTATAAATCTGACAAGAGATTACGTCCAATTCCGGGACAATGAGAAGGAGGCTAAAAGCAACAAGCAACTAGTTATGCAACAACTCAAACAGATCCTGCTACACAGAGGTGCACAAGAAGTCGACTTTGGGGAGTCTGGTAAGATAGTTTGGGGCAAAACATTTAATGTCAGGTTTAAAGAAAAAGCAGAAGTAAATTTTTAAGATGAAATTAATAGACATAAAAAAGGGTATACTAAAAAACCTGGCGGTTAAAAACCCTCACACACTTGAAGTGAGTGCAGTTATTGAAGGCAACTCTTATTTTGGAGCATGCATATTTGTTGGGATTGGGAGGATGTATAACTTTTCTGTTGGAGAATTAGCGGAAGAGTTATCTGAAACTAAAGAACATGTTGAGTTTTTGGAAGAAAAGTTTATCAGCATTTTAGGAGATTACTTTACAACTAAAGATCCAAGCACTACAACAAAAGGTTTCTTTGTTAAAACAAACCTAATCCTAAATCACATTAGAATAAACTACAGTAAAACGATATCTCTTGATGAGATTATTAAAGATAAAATAAAATGAAGATAGAAGTCACTGGACAAATACAATACATATCAGAGCCAAAAGAAATATCTGGCAAAGAAAAACACTACTTTAAAACAATGTGGGTAAAGACTTTAGAGAACTCCTACATAGCCATCAATGCATGGGATGAGAAAATGGAAAAGGTTGATGACTACAAGGTCAAGGATATAATTACCGTGGATTGTAGGATTGAGTCTCACCAAAATAAAAAGAGAGAAGGGTTACACTTCCATAAAATATTTTTAGTATGATAAGATCAACCACCATATTGTACGATGTGTTGAGAAAGCACGACCTTTCTCCTGTTGCATATATGTTGTGTGACCTTATATACAAGTACACCAGTAGTGGTGGATACTGTGATAAAATCTTAACAGATCTAGCAGAAGAACTTAATACCTCAAGCCGTAGCCTAAGTAGATATGTCGCTGAACTATGTGAGAAGGGTCTCATTGAAAACATCGGCACCAAGTCTCATCCAAAGTACAAGACTACCCCCCTTTGGTTCCGGGTTGCGGTGTCAGACAGTGATGAGGTCATATCTCTTGAGTACCAAACAGTTTGTAAAGATGTTATTGAGTACATCAATGAGAGATACAATAATAAATATAACCCAAGAACCTACGAGAAAAGATTTAAAAGCATACTATCAAAGAAGTTTGATGGTAAGCCAGTGACAGGAGCAATGATGGTAAATGTTTTTGTCTGGTGTAAGGAGAACTGGAGTGCCAAGTATCAGTCCTCTGTCACCCCTGAAGTGATCTTCGGAAATAAGTTTATAGAAAAATACCTAATACAATATACAGAGTGGGAGACTATGAATAAGGTCACCCCCAACAGAAAGAATATAGCAATAATATGACAGACAACTTAACTAAATTACAAGAACTTGGGATTAACGTCAAGCACAATACAGGGACAGAACCTCAGAAAACAACATGTCCTAAGTGCTCTCACACTAGAAAAAGAAACAAGCATGAGAAGTGCTTGAGGGTATGGGCAGAAGCCGGTACATATTACTGTCATCATTGTGGATACAACGGTTCTGTTGCTGATTATAAATCAGAGTATGAATTACCCACAGTAAAAGCATCTCCGTTATCACCTAAGATCTTAAAGTTTTTTCATGACCGAGGTATTAAAGATTCTACCATAGAATATTTTGGTGTTACAGAGGGCGTTGAATATATGCCACAAGTACAGAAAGAAAGACCAGTCATACAATTCAACTACATAAGAAAGGGTAGAAGAATCAACATTAAGTTTAGAGACTCTGAAAAGAATTTTAAACTTAACAAAGGATCTGAAATGATTATGTATGGTTTAGATCTAATTAAAGATTCTTCTTGGTGTATAATAACCGAGGGTGAGTTTGATGCTATGGCATTCTATGAGGCAGGACTACAGCAAGACAGACTTATGTTCGCTTGTTCAGTACCAAACGGAGCATCAACTGGAAATCAAAACCTCACATACCTAGACAATAGTATTG